GACAAGGTAGATTTGGCACTCTTGAAATGCCGGTTTAGGCACTAGAGTTACCGCCATAACACGCGCATGAGTAATCATGAGCTTGTCCGTTCCAATTTTACCAGCATCTTCATCTTCAGATAATTCAACTGTGTGCTGGCTTGCCTCGAATTGATCCAAGTCAGCAGAAACACCGCGGATAAAGCCTTCACGTACAAGACGCTCAGCCTCCTGCCCATAGGCACCGGAGTCAAAGACTCCTGTGGCATTTCCAATACCATTTTCAACGCGTTCCATGAAGTCAATACGACCGACAACAACTGAGCCATTATGTCCTTCGTCAGTCTTGATCTGCCACATCAAAGGAAGCGGCAACTCACGAATCTCAATCGCGCCCTTCTTAAACTTACGTCCATCACCAGATTCAAGATCCTCAGGTATAACAAGAGGGATACTAAATGCTGCGCCATCTGACATCTCTATCTCGGCGCCAGCTGTTATAACGCGTAGGCGTGCATCTGCAGCTTGAGCAGAAAGGATAGACGCAGATAAAACGTCTTCATGTGAGTTAATACCGTCGATGGTAAATGCTCCTTTTCTCATTCCAGGGTTGCGTTTATCTCCAGGCCACATACCTGTAACCTCGTGATGACGAAGAGAACAATATCCCTTCGCGCGTGGTCCCATATACTTCTTAAGCTGTCGATAGCAGCGTGTCCAATCGCCAGGAGTATTCCAGCGAATTTTAAGTGCGCCTTTGCCTACCGTCCAATAACGGCGAAGTGTTTCAGCGTTACCTCTGTTTCTATCTGCCCCGCCGGCAGCCGTCATCATCATCATGACGTTCCCGTTAGCGCCCCAAAGAACAGTAATAATTTCAGAGTCGCTGTAGCCGGACGCTGTTACTGGGACAATTCCATCAACTTGCTCAATAACACTCTTTAGTGACTCTCCGTCTAGTGGCACCACTGGAGGAGGAGTAGGAGAATTAAGGTCAGCCAGAATAGCCTCTTCACGATTCCACTTGTTATTCTTGCGAATATACGTCATAGGATCTGTAGAGGTAGAGCTGGCAGGTACAAGCGAGACTAGTTCTAAGACAGCGCCAGGGTCATCTTGAGAAACAATGGCAAAGAATAAAGGTTGAACATCACTAGTTTCTGGAGACATCTCTGTGGAGCTGCCAGGCTTAATAGACTTGACCTTTTCGTCTTTAGAGTCTTCATTAGACGCGCTACCGCGAACAACAGGTTGGTAGTATATCTTGTTTGGATAATAGTAGTTACCGTCTGATCCTTTTACCTTCTTGTTTAAGAATTTTTCAAGAACAGGATGCATGTATGGGTCTGTAATTAACTTTATGCCAGTTAGCTTTTCAATAGCCTTCATGGTCTCTGATTTTTCAATCTTTGGAGCTTGCCCTGGACCTGTAATAAGTTTTTCTGGCTTAGGTGATCCTACAGGATTAGCATTAAATGCATCTCGCTGTGATTTAACCCACGCTGGCCAGTCGCCCATAATCTTACCAAGATCTTCAGGAGAAAGAGCTGGAAGAGTCCCTGGAATCTTGGCGTTAGGACGGTCAATAGGAACTCGTGGCTCGCCAAGAATTCCTGATGTATCTAGTCCTTCAAATTGAATTGGCGCCTGTGTTGATGATGTAGGTGAAGCTGTAGCCTCTGACTCTGTAACGTTTGCTGGTACATCTACTATACTGCCAGAGTCGAGCTGAACACGAACACTTTGTCTTGCCGGGTCTAGCGCAATAATGTTTCCAGCGCCTTTTGCAGTGTCTCCGCCGATAACTACACGTGAACCAACCTTTGAAAACTTGCCTGTCTTATCACGCACCTGCTTGTCTGCGTTCTTTGCACGTTCCTCAGGAGTGTAGTTTCCGTCTCCAGGGACTGAAGCACTTGGTGCTACAGCAGCTGTAACAACTCTATCTATAAGAGTATAGTCAAGCTCAGAGGCTGCCTTCATAATCATGTCGGCTTCTTCATAGTTAATGTCAAATAATGAAACGTAGTAATCTGGGTTTTCCTGTAGGCAAGCAGATATAAATAGCGCAGACTCCGCGTCAATTTCTACGTGGGTTTTTTCAACCGTGTCGTCTGGATTGTCAAGCGCTAGGTCATAACTTGCAAAGTCAGAGTTTACCCCTGGCATAACGTGCCAGAATCCTGCATCCCACACAGAAACGTTGTAAGCCTCGTCTACCTTGTAAAGTCGGTCAATTCCTGAGCCGTCCATACGCATACGGGCAATAAATTCAACTGCTCCATTATCGGTGGCTGCCGCTACCTTAAACGCATCAACGTCTGCGTCATAGCTGGTGTCGGTTGCGTAGTTATACGCGTCTTCCTCGTAGCCATAATCTGTGTACCCATCGGCTCTTAATGCTTTTTTGTTCTCGCGCTCGACGATTGTCTGTGCCCATTTCCATCCCGCGTCTCCGCCCCAGAGAGCCCACGCAATACGCCCACGAGAAGGAAAGCCTTTTTCGCCTGGCTGATAGCCTTCCGCCTTCTTATCAATCTCATGACGAGGAAAATACTTAGCAATATGACGAACTTTTTCAATTCCAATTTGTCCGCCTTTCGCGAGAGTGCGTGCACTGTTAACTCCTACTGGAGTTCCACCACGGTTGTGTTCTTTACGCCACTCTAAACCGCGCTTAGCCTCTTCCTGGGCGCCTTTAGGAATGGTATACATACGACCAGCGGACGAAACAATACTTACATCTAATGTTGTTAATGCAGCCTGGGCAAGCTCGGCAGTTGACTCATCAAACTCAACGCTATCGTCATGCCACTTGGTAGAAGCGATAAGCGCTGATAAAGGTCCAGAGTCAAATACAACGTTTTCTTCTACGTCAATGACAACGCCGTTATTCTCGTTAGAGAACAGAACGTGCGAACCACTCTTGCCTACGATATCCATTTTACTTCTTCCCTGTTTCATTACTGCCGGGTTGAGCATCAAAAACTATGTCGCCTACAAAGCCGTCTGCAGTCTGGCCATCCATGTAATCTAACAGCCATGCATTAGGTCCATTTGGATCAACTGATCCTAGAGCCGCAAATACGAGTTCAATCATACCAGAGGCTGTGATTTCTTGTTCTGGATCTTCACTTGCAAGTTGCTCATAAAGCTCAGGATAGTCTTGGAATACTTGATCCATATCATCAGAGGCTATGGCAAGTCCCGCGCCTACATCGCGCCCTTGGCTAGCTTCATAGACTCTCTGCATCGCAAGTTTTTCACTTGAGATAGAGGTCTTTTCACTTGATTCAGTTTCAGGCTCGGAGAAGAAGAAATTAGATAGACCTATAGTCGCGATAGCTAGGTAATCGTCAACCTTTAGCGTTTTTGGATCCTTGCCTATCTTGCCCATAAGAAGCTCTACGCGCTTGTCAGAATTAAACATAGGGTTCTTATCGTCTCTAAAGATATATGAAAAACCTTTGTCTGTTGCCATAATGGAGAACGCGTGTGAGCTGTCCTGCAGGTCAAATGCTCTGATTACTTTTATCATTATGTCTCCTTAGTTCCAGAAAGATGGTTTAAGAATGCGTACGAATCTGCTGTGGGCAGCTCCGTTTGGCTTTAGCAGCGCGTCAAGACGCTTGTTAATCGCATCGCGGTAGTTGTTTAAGCTTCCCCATTGCGCTATGACAAGATCAAGCTCTTTTCCGCTTAACTGGATGTTCCCATCCTTTAGGCTTTCGCGCAACGCGTTAGCTTCATTTCTAAACAACGCTAGCAAGTCTTCTTCCTTCATTGCCTTAGTAAGCGCAGGCATAGTTAGATCATAGATCTTGCCATCGCCAGTCTCACCAAGAATAGCGTCAATAAGATATTGGTCTCTGTCACCTGGTCTTAGCGCAAACGAGGACAGCGAATGGTCAATAGGGAAAATGCGAATCTTAGAAGGATCTACTCCGTCAAGTGCATAAAGGATGTTTCCATTATGACGATCTTGATTATTTATGAGAAGATCAAGAAGAACTAGACGAACAGCATCTTCAGGCGTATGCATTTTGTTAATAAAGTTTTCAGTATTAAACGTTACCTTGCTACCATCAAGTGCAGTGATAGATCCTGATGAGCCATCATAGACTTTTGATGCAACCTTGAGCTCGCTTCCAAGAGGAAGAGTAACTCCAGCTTCCTGCATAACAATAACGTTAGGGTTATCACTACCAGCCAGCGCGTTATACGCTCCTTCAAATCCAATACCACGTACTATAGTGACAGCGGCAACTTCTGATAAAGGGCCATTGATGTCGTAGTTTGTAGCTAGATCATCCTGCTTGACATAGAAGCGTTGACCTGATGCGATATGCGTAGCAAGCCATGTCTCGTTGTAGCCTGACTCATTCATACCAAGACGCTTAATCTCGAAGCCTTCAACCTTATTTTGTGAGATGTCTCTTATAGGCGCACTGGCAAGATCTTTTCCTACGCCAAAATCAGTAGAGTTTAGTAGAGGATTATCTGCCTTAGCCTCGGCTTGAAGAGCTTTACGCAACTGGAAGATATCTTGCATCTCAAGATCTCTTCCTTCCTTTGTTAGAAGTTGCTTTGTTACATATTTGTATAGCGCTGTTTTTGCGGCAGGCGAAAGAACTGCAAGAGACCTATTGTTTTGCAGTACATCTCTAATTTCTACTAGGTACTGGCCAAGCTCAGGATTCTTATTTCCAAACTCGTTGCTGTTAACCTTCATTACAAATTCACGGCCAACGCTAGGTTTATTTTCTTTTGCCTCTACACGCTTGCGTGCTGCACGAATCTGATCATAGTTAATTGACTGCACTTGTTCTTTTGAGGCAGGGTCAAGACGCTTAACGCCCATCCAGCCGTTGCGTGCCATAAGATCTTTACCAGTCCAAGTCTTGGCGCCTGGGTACCATCCGACAAGTGCAAGCTCCATAGGAGTTGGGGTCTTATCAAGATCTAAACCACCATCTCTAAGTTTTGCTGCATTTGCCTTTTCTTGTAGACGTTCAATCTGTGCAATTACACCTTTGTCTGTAGCTACACGACGCATCGCACGTAGACGATTAAATACTTCATTCTCTGCGCTAGCTGGAGTTTCCCAGTTAAATCCATTTAGTGCCCAGACAAAACCACCTTGGTAGCTTCCTCCGCCGGCAGCCTGTACATGAATTTCCTTAACTCTGTTGGCGATATACCAGTCTTCCATGAAGCGGTTATACGCTGTAGCAAAACCAGATTTTTTATCCTTGGCATTATTGATAGATAGGTAGTTATTCTTTACCTGCCACTCATAGACTTTGTTTCCAGTGCTAGGATCAGTAACTTCCTTGCCACCAATTGTTCTACTTACTGTACCAATGCTTCTACCTTCAGCGTCAAGAACAGTCATTGAAATACTAAGACTCATTGGACGATTTCTAGCTTCTAACTCTTCCTTCGTGCCACTTAGGAATATCGTAGATCCACCAAATGATAGAGAGTATTTGTTCTTTCCAAAAGTAACATCCGCGCGGACACCGTAGGTATCCTTCATCATCGCATCGAGAATTTCTTTTCTCTTAGTTATTTCTGCGTTTAGGGCTGGCTTTTCTGCTTCAGGAGCTTCTCTAAAAGCTAAGATTGCAAGTTGATGATCAATGGCTGCTTGCTTTAGGTTTTCAAGTGTTACTCTGTCTTGCCCTGCCTTAGCAATTTCTGGTGCACGAAGACCCCACACAGAAAAATCACTTTGTTTTACGTCAGGATTAGTAAATTCAACTAGACGATCTGGAGTAGTTCCAAGATTATTAACACCTTGAATATTTCCTTCCGTCGCAATTGCACCCGGATTAAGAACTGGTGCGTCAAGACGAGACGATACATCTGGGACGGGAGGAGGCGTAGGGGCCTGTCGTTGCGCATCATTAGGAGCTACCTGCTCAGCATCTCCAGTAGCTCTTACCTTTAACGCAGAGCGGACTGCTACTGTGCCGTCATCAAAACGAACGCGGACATATGGAATACGCTCGCCTGTGCGCGAGTCGATGTTTTGAACTGCAATAACTGTTCCCATACGGCCATCGCGAGAAGCACGAATACGAGTTCCGTTGCCCATAACTTTTCCTGCAATATCAAGAACAGTATTATCTGGGCTGTACCCACGATTTTCTGGTCCTGGATACACTAAACTTGGAGCAGCTGGTTGCACTAGTTCAGGTGCGTCAACACTTGGGTCTCTTGGTGTATCTGCTGAGTCAACTGGTGTTTCTGGTGTTTCTGGTGTTTCTGGTGTTTCTGGTGTTTCTGGAACTTGATTAAGTATTCCAGGACCAGCAACTTCAGCAATTGCCTCGATGATCTCTGCATCGTCTGCCTCAGACCAATCAAGCATATTTTCTTGATCTATAGCGTCACGAATTTTGTCAGCTGTCTCATCGTCAACAGTTCCACCAGTCTGTTCAATAAGATCTTTAATCATCTGTGAGTGAGCCTGAAGAGTTGGAGATTCAGAGACTGGCTCGCTCATATCATTTGATTCTTTTTTAAGATCAAGAAGAATTTGATTTGTGTTAATGTCCTGGTACTGCAAGGCATCACGCAACGCCTCAATTGGAACTTCAACAGTGATGTTGTCAAACGATAGGAGAGCAGCCCCTGAGCCGTCTGTAACTCCAGATATAAGCTGCTCTATAAGATCTGCCGTGTAATAGTCCTGGGCAAGAATTTCTGGATTGTCTGTATAACCATTCTCGTCTACTGTAAGCTGTGATGGCACATAGGCGCTTGGATCTGGGATGTAATAGTCAGGATTATTAAAGTCAATTGGTAAGTTTTCAATTAGCTCACCTGGCAAAGGCTCAGGCTTAGCATTTTCATCTTTTTTATTTGCAATAGGATTATCGCCAGGACTTGTTACATCCTTAATCTGACGAATCTCTTGCATTATAGAATCAACAAGTTGAACCTCGTCTTCAGAAGGCTTTCCACCTTGAGCGTCAATAAGCATATTGAGGTTATTGTTGTTGCCATTAGCGGAGTCATAGATATTTGCAATAACACGATTAGGATCTAGTCCGGCTTCCCAGATGGCATTAAACAAAGCTTCTGCCTGCACAAACTCTGCGCCTGCACTAAATTCTAATTGTCCAGCGCCTGAAGGCTGTCCAACGTTTACCTGTGGGATATCAACGCTGTCGTCAACATCTGCAGGGTCTACCATGTCGTTGTTGTCATCAACATTCACGTTAAGAATCTCTGCAACAGCTGCATCAGAAGAATTTCCAAGCAACGCCTGTGACATTGCCTGAACGAGCTCTTGCGGAGTAAACTTAGTTGCTAGCTTCTTAGGGTCATCTGTGAAGTCTCTACTAGCCTCATCAATGCGACCTTCGGGCTCATACTCAACTGTGCGTAACTGGAAAGCTCCAGATGGTGTATCAAAATCTTTAAATAGTTCAGGAGCTTTTGAAGTGCTAGGGCTTTGTACTTTTTGAGTTGTGTCTTCATCTGGAGACGAAGGAACAGGAGGAGTTGAGGATGACTCTTCTTCAATGATAATAGGATTATCTTTTGTAAACGTCTCGTTAAGATACTCTACTAAACCTGGCACACCGTTCTTGTTGACATCGTCGAGAGATTCAAACTTCTGCGCAGGACCGCGTCCATCTGTTCCTGGCTCTGGGATCCAACTGCTGCTGTGCCCTGCAATATATGTTCCATCGGAACTCTGATATGCAATTATCGGGTATGTTCCACCGTCGCGTAGTGGCATTTCACGAGTGTAGCGAGTGTCTGATGGGTCATTCGGATCACGTGTCCAGCCTTCAGGAACAGGATTTCCAAATAGATCTTTGTCAGCTGTAAGTTCTTGTGGTTGAGGAGCTGCTTCATCTCGTGCACGATTTTCTTCAGCGCGTCGACGTTGCATCTCAATTAAATCAGCGGGGTTAACAACGTCAGATTCTTTAGCGTCAGGGATTTGACCAATAGGAAGCTTGCCTTCTGCTTCCTCTGCTTGAATACGAGCAATCTCTTTTTCAAACTCTGGTTGATCTTTTTCAATAACTGCGTTAACATCAGACCAATCGCGAACCTGTCCGACGGTGCCTCCTGTAGGACGTCCATTAGCGTCTAGACGGACTACCGCTTGAGGTCTGCCTGTAACACCGGGGATAACTGCGTAGTTATCGTCTGATACGTATATAGGTCCTTGCTTCTTCCAACCGATTGGAAGCTCTTTACGAGTTGCAGTTAGATCTGCTAGATTAGGAATGTCTGCATCTAGCTGATCTTTAAATGATGGCTCCTGCGGCGCAGCAAATCCAGGGATACGCGCTTTATACACCGCGGCGTTGTTGCTGTTAATAACATAGAGTCCTGGTTGAAGTCCAGGGATTCCTGAAACTTCAATAAGACCAAAGTCTGAAACTAATGACGGCCCATCAGGTGTATTCTCTACGCGACTAGCACTGCCAGCACCAACGTAGTTACCACGGCCAACTTGAATTGAGCCATCAGGTAAACGAAATCTAAAGTTAATGCCGCGTCCCATTTCAACCCAGCGGCCAATCTTGTCGCGCCATTGCAAAGCTACTCGTGCACGACGGGCTGCGGAGGACTCTCCAGAGCCAAACGCTGCGACGATAGGAGATATTTTATCAATCTTAAAGTAAGACGCTATGAGAGTCTTGTTTGCGTTTAATCGAGCAAACGCGTGTGTACGCTCTAGTGACCCTGGAAGTGCAGCGTGCGCTGAGGCAACTAGAGGACGAATTGACTCGTCAAGAGAAGGATCAGCTGCGATCCACTGCGCGTTCTTTGTAAGGAACTCTTCAATAGAAAGCGGTGCGTTAAGAGCGGAAAGTGGGTGACCTGCAATTAGAAGATCAGTGTTATCTGTCTGGCTAGCTGTAAATGTCTTTGTTGCCACATTGAGGAAGCGCGATACCTCCTTGAGGACTGCAAAGCTGCGTGCCTCATCGTCAAGTGTTGAAAGATTAGCAAGCGAACGATTCATTACAGTAAGTGCAGAGCGTGGAGTTACATGACGCTCTTGAGGAACCTTAGAGTTTGCTTCCTTTACGAGAGATAGAACCTGCTCATGAAGAGAAAGGACAGGTAGGAAGTTGCTATCATTCTTCTTACGTGCAGCCTTACGCTTAAGTGTACGCTCGATCTTTTCGTTTAGAGGTGCATCCATTACTCGGCTCCTCTACGCTTCTTAGGAAGTAAATCTGCGTCCTTAGAGTCATAGAGCTTTGTTGCTAATGTGTATGCTCGCTCAAACGGGATATCCCCGTCTCTTACACCGCGTAGCCATGCACCGCGTAGTGCAGGTACTGCCTCATAACCTAGTGATGAATACTCGGCCATCGCGTGAATAGCATGCTCAGGTGAGCCGTACTCGTCTGCAGATCTAAGTGCAATAGATAGAAGTTCATGTTGCATTATTGAAGCCTCTGCACGAGAAGATCTAGGATGTGCCTTAGGTAAAAGATCATTGTCCTGCTTGTAATTTGGATTTGCAGGTGAGCCAGACTTTAAAAGTTTAAGGAATGCGTTAACGCGAGCCATTGCCCAACCGTCACGAGTCATACCTGGTCGGTGACTAGATGAGAACGCGCCTGATCCTCTACGGTAGACAGCCTTTAACATTGGAAGTGTTGCCTTACGTCCAGGCTTTGCTTTTTCGTTATGCGCCTCTACCTTATTGCGAAGGCCTGCCTCTGTTCTTGCAGAGAAAATAATCTTCTTAGATCCAGCAGCAGATCCCGGTTTATTTTTCTTTGAGCCGCGAATACGATCTTTCTTTGGAGCAGGGCGTGAGCTTGCAGCAGTGATAGGTCCGCCGGTTGCCCATGCATTACATGTACGAGATGCAGCGCACTTAAAATCTAATGCCTCGCAATACCCGAGCTCTGCCTGGTCAATTGCAGCGTCTGCATCAACCGCGCTAGAGTCACCTTGCTCTAATCCTGTTGAGATACAGTCAAGCATCTTTGGAGTACGAATGAAGAATACACAGTTACCGCAGACAGCGGTCTTTGCTTCTGCAGCGGTTGTCTTCCACTTGTCAGCTTTTTCCTGCCAAAACTCTTCGTTAGGCTCATCAGGATTCAACGGGCCATAGCCAACGTTGTCAATTGCATTTTGGCGATTCTTTAAGTTTAGCGCAATGTCCTGCGTAGCCTCTGGACACTCGTCGGTCTCTTCATCAACTGCAAACTCTGAGTCATCGGACGCATCAACGGGAACACAGTTAGGAACCATCTTTCCGCTCTTGCCCTTTTTCATTCCTACCTGCTTATATCCGTCCCAGCAAGGACTCTTGTTTGCAAACGCAGATGCGTCAAACGAGTCTAGGAGATCAATTGACTCTTCTGCAGAAGCTGTAATCTGGTCATCTTCAACCTTGACGACACCGTCAGGGATAACTGCAAATCGGCACTTGCCGTCATCTTCAATTGGCTGTGCAATAATCTTACAAACGCCAGGACCTTCATATAGAACACAGTTAATACACTTAACTCCAATGTCCTTGACATCGTTCTCGGCTGGAGGAGTGTATCCTGCCCAGATACCTGTGCGGTCCTCGTTAAATTTTCCATACTTCTCGGCGATCTCTAAGAGTGCGGCTGCAAGATCCTGCTCCTCGGCGACGATAATTCCTGCGGCTACTAAAGCTTCAGCCTGTTGCTCTTGAAATGAGAAGTACATATCCTGTGAGCTGTATTGTCCATACTCGTCTGCGGACAGGCATTGAGTACACACGCAATCATCATCACAGAGACAAACACCTGCGTCACAGCCTGGGCACACACAACCGGCATCACCGCAGAGAGGGCAACCGTCACGGTCATCCATAATCTGCTCAACGATAGGAGCGTCTTCATAAGGCATTGTTGGCTTTGATTCTTCTACAGTCATACCTTGTCCGTCAAGGTATACAACTACTGCATCAGCTAAGGCGCTGGCAAGAGCATTAACGAGATCAGACTTATCTGGCTTTTGATGTTCCATTTTGATTAGACGCCTTCCTGTAGTGCAGGTGGCAACTCTTCTTCTGCCGGGGCAGGAGGAGCTGCGTTATCTAGAAGCTGTTGAATTTCAGGAGGAACGGGTGCGACGGACTCGGCCTGTTGTGCATCACGGACAGACTTCATAACGTCTGGAGCGATTGCGCCAATCATTGCCTGGGTAAGCTCCGGTGAGAGCGTGCCCTTCTCTACGAGCATACGAATTGCAAGCTCTGTTGGGTCCGGTGCGTCAGCGGCCGCGAATCCGTGAGCGCGACGCCATGTCTCGTATGAGACTGCCATCTTTTCAAATCCTGAATCAGCGTCCGCTGCACGGTCATTACGAGTGGCAACCTGTGAAGGATCAAACCAAACGGTAATGCGTCGAACGTCCTCCTCGGCAAACCCTCCTGCCAAAAGCGCAGGGCGTAAATACGCAACTGTAAGCGCGTCGGCGATAAGGAGCATCAACGGCTCGATATGGGATTTGTACAGTGCTTCATCAATTTGAAGAGCGTTCGAGTATTTCACATTGGCAAGACCAGTAACTACATCCTTTGGAACATCTAGACCTTGAAGGATACGTTCTAGTACACGATCCGCACGTTGAGCCAAGGCAGGGTCGAACGAACGCTCAAACTTAAACTGCTTAATCTTGTCGCCAAGCTCTGCAGGTCCACGAATAATAAGTGGAACTACCGCGGATGCGGAGTCCTCGTCACGAATCGGGGTCGTCATCGCATCCATGAGTTGATCCTCAAACTCGTCGGCTGCCTCCTCGGCAGTCATGCCAGGATTCAAATCGTTCTCGTCATCATATGGATAGTCTGGATCTGGAGACGCGGCAACAGCAAGACCGTCCGGCAGATACAGAGCGCCCGCGTTTAGACGTGAGCGCGCTGTCGCAC